CCTCATTTATTTGTATTGCTTTTGGATTTCCGCTTCGATTTCTTTAATAGTGTCGGCCCGTTGCTTAAGAGCACCTGGTAATGTCTCCGCGGCTTTGACGGCCTCCTTGGGAACGACCTCCTTGCGCAGAACCCCGCCGAAGATGCGTTCAAAGAACGACTTCTTGGCCTTCTTGGCCGACTGTGAACCCACATTAGTCGCTTCTTTGTATCGCCCGCGGTCATAAACCATCTTTTTACCGTTTAGAGTAAAGGTTTCTCGCTTAGTCATTGGCCTCCTTTTATGGATTGCGTAAAGGTTTCAAATGATTGATGTCGTAACAGCCATGATTGTTCTCAATTCTCGCCAATTGAGGCGAACGCAGGTGCAAAACCTGCCAATTGGGCACCTGGCGCATCTCGATATGCAGCTTTCTCAGCTTATACCCCCAATGAATGTCTTGACCCCCGTACTTGTTGGGGATATTCATGAGACGCCAGTCCCGCGCATCAAAGCTGTAGTCGGTCTCAAACCAAGGTTGCGGCATCTTGTCAAAGACTGCTCGCTTGACCAAGGCACAACCTGTTGGACCGTGCCATATTTGGCCATGCTGCATGTAGATGCACCCCGTTCCCTCGCCCGTATCCAAGACGGGGTAATTGCAAAACACGACAGGGGCGTCGATCGACAGCATCATTTGTAAGGTGCATGGCGGTAACTCGATATCCTCCTCCAACATAAAGACGTGGGTCGGATCTCGCTCTAACGCCTGTTTGACTGCCGTGTTGTGTGAATCGGGGATCGGTAACCCCTCCACGATGCAGTACTCTGTTAAACCGTTGTCGAGCATTGATTTGATGGTGCGGGCGTAAATGATGCCCCGCGTCGGCAAGGCGACTACGACCCTACTTGTTTCGCTCATAGTAGGCTCGCTGCTCCTGGCGTCGCCTTAGTAGCTGTTGACCAGCTTCACCCCGATAAACCCTGCCTTTATCGTCACGGGTGCGGGTGCGTACCTCAGCCAAGTACTCGCGCTTGATGCCGTACTTGCCGTAGCCCCCTTGGTTGTATTCATAATCATTTATTAATGAAGCCATGTGCTCCTAATAAATAACGGTCGTGGTGGGGGTTGGTTTAAAGTCCCAACCCCACACCGTGCGTTGACCGTTCTTTAGCTTCTAACCTCAACACCGAAGGTGCTGCGTAAGACGCTAAATCCGTAGATCGTATCAGTCGTCACTAACCAAGATAAATCTTTCTGCCAATATGAGGCTTGCGTCCTTGGTGATAATTGCATCGCCAAAGCGAAGGCTTCTTTATGGAATAAGATGTTATGGGTCTGGGTCGGAGTAGCCGCAGTTACTGGCACCTGGTTGGTGTAGTAAGTGGGCACACCGTAAATGTCACCCCACAAATATCTGGAGTTTGGACCTCTCTTAACAGGAGTCGGTTGGTCGTATTGGCCGAGGAAATCGGCTTTGACAAACTTATCGAGCTTCATGATCGCAGCCTTTTGAGAAGGCGCGATGATAAAGTACCTATCCTCAAGAGGAGTATCTTGTTCGTCTAACTTCTGAAGCGCGGCGACAATCACTGGGTCAGTGACATCAACACCATAGGTGCCGACATCAGTTGACGTCAGAGAAGCATACAGCGACAAGAGGTCAGTATCGACTGCTTGAGCGATAGCGTAACCCGCCTTGGCGGTGTATTCACTGCGGAGGTCATATTGCGACTGCACTTTGACGATGTCCTCAATTTCAAAGGACACCTCTTTCCATTCGCTTATCGCGATGGGAGTTTCTGTCTCAGTAACCGTCTGCAAGGTGACTTCACTAGTTTGGGTCTTGTCGTTAGCTGCTAGATTAGAAATATGGGGGATGTGGATGGTATCACCACGTTGTTTGACCAACGAGTCGTACCGCTTTACGAGGGGAGCCATAACGAGAGCTCGCTCGGCTGCGCGTAAAGTTTCCACCGACCATACCTCAGGGATAAAGACTGCCGAAGTAGTAGTGGTTAAAGTTGCTGGCATGTTTCTCACCTCCTAACCATTTAGCAAATAATTTGGTTGTTAATCTTTGGCTTGGAGTGAGAACGGTTTAGCCTTGTTCAGCGAGCTGTTTCATGACTCGGTCAAACTCTTCGGGATTGGCTTTGAGCTTTTCATAATACTCTTTGCCAGCGTCCCCTTGGAGTTTAGATCGAAATGACTCAAGCGACAGGGGCTCCCGACTAATGTCAGGTGCCTTAGTAGGGCGTTGAGTCGTAATTGGTCCACCTTTAGATTTGTAATCGCCACGACGGGCGGCATCCACGATCTCATCAAAATAGAGTTCGCGGTACGCTCTCATGGGGTCGGGTATATCAGAGCGACGGGCAAAGTCCTCTACCTCACTACGGTCGTAATGGGGCATGCTGGACCCGCGCCTGTTAATCTCGGCCTCATATCTGTCGTGCAGGCGATCCCATTCAATGCGCAAAAGCGCATCGTTTAAATCCTCTCGGGTGGCCATGCCTTCAGCTCTTAATGTGCTAAACGCTCTCTCTACCTCCTCCTTGGGAAAGGGCTGTGCGGTCGTTGGGGGCACCGCTGCCATTCCTGGGGTGGTAGTTGCGCTAATGGCGCTCTTGTCCGCCTCGGCGTACCTACGGGCGACTTCTCGCCAATAAGTGGCCTCCTGGGTGGCTCTCCGCTTGTCCGCGGATAGCTTCCGTATGCGTGTCTGCGCCGCGCCTCCAACGGTTCCCTGCTCGACTGGTTGAGGTTGCGAATCCTCTAACGCTTGCCCAGCTTCGTGGGTGTCCGAATCAAGACTTTCCGCTGGCGATGCGTCGGTCGCTTGATTGCCGACCGCTGCCTGGTCATCAGGCATACTGCCTCCTTTCACTCGTAACGGGAGTGGAACGTCGTGCCTTGCCCCTACGGCGATTACGTCGCGACTCGTGCGGTATGGGGCGCGATAGAATTGTTAAACTTTACCAGACGGTATCGCTGGGCTATCGGCCCACTCTTTAATATCGCTGGTGTCTTGGCCTACGGGTTGATTCCCGACAATATCGGCTTTAGCGGGCACACCGACGTGCATGTCACCTCGGTAAGATGACTTCTCAACGAACGGGCCTTCTGAGCCACTCTCGCCGCTTAAATAACCTTCACTGTGCTTCCCAGGCGGGTTACCGCTTCCAGATGGGGAGCCAGTATATTTTGGATCAGGCATAAGCCTCCTTTGCTATTTGTTATTCCAGTCCGAACCGCTTTAGGTTCATGTCACTGGTTTGCTTAAGATTAGCTGTCCCGCCCTTAGCTGACTGAGATAAGTTTGTCGGTACGAACGCGTACTCGTTATCCACTGGTGTTACCTTCACAAAATCCCCCATCGGCCCCATATCCTTCTTCACTTTACCAAGATCACCTGGATCAATATACTTGTTAAACATATGACTCCTTTCTATAACAAAAGACCTCACGCCATAGGCTGTGAGGTTCTCTCTTTGATATTACTTGTAACACGCGCTTAAAGGCGTGTCAAACTATTGACTTTTATTTTGCGCTTCGATTAAGCGATCCACGTGCTTACCAAACTCGTCCACCAGGGGGCGCATGGACGACGTCACCGACTCGGCAATGGATTTCTCCAACGCCTCATAAATGCGCATGTCTTCGCTATTGGCACGGGTCAGGTAAAGGTCGATGTTATCGCGCAAGACTCGGAGCTGAGTTGGGTCGTATTTCATATCAAAATGGATCGTTACGCCTGATACTGACGTAAATAATTAGTAAAATAATCAACATGATCAAAGTAATTATTTGAACAGTTTGACTCATCATGCAGTTACTTGCTTGACAAAAATAATAAATGCTTTTGTCGAAGTAAAAAGTATAGATTGTTTGTATTCCCAACCAGCGTTTAGCCGATTGGCCAGTTGCGTTTGGAAGGTGGCAGTTGTTACCGTCGTGGGATTAAACTGCTCTACTAAAGTTGTATACTTTGCGGCCATATTACTCCGTTAATAAATAACAAGTATATTTACGATCATCTTCGGTATATTTTACGTCTGCCCAAGTTATCGGAGAAACAAGCAACGCCTCAAACTGGCTATAAGTTTTGTTTATCATAAATGTTGTTGTCAAAAGTGTGACACCATCCACCTTTGTAGCTAACGGCTTATCATTCGCCACAAAATCGGTAGTGTTTACGTCATTATCGGTTGGTGCGCCAATAACATTAGTGGTGCTTTTAAATAAAGTTAGCGTGTAAAGGTTCATATTAAATGCTCTGCCCAATCCAAATAAATTGTGTGTTCAGCGTTATTGGCAGCAGGCACGATCGTAAAAAGCAAAGTATAATTAGGTGGAATAATTAAACCTAAGTCGTACTCGATTAAAGCTGATCCTACCGAGCTTGCCCCAAACACCCGTCTTAAATTTCCTCTTGCTGAGATAGTTGGAGTGTAGCTAGGCAATGCGACAGAACTTGTGCTGCCATTTAATTTCATTTTATTAACTGTAATACTTGTACCATTATTTGTAATTGTTGGTGAATCGTAAATCTTAACCAAAGCTAAACCCGAACCCTTAGAGTAAGTGTACATTAAGGTATGCATCTCTAGGTATAACGTTCCTCCGCTAGGATTACGTAAAAGCAGGTAATCCGTTTCGAGCTGCCCCGAGATTACTACGATCGGGGTAGTCATGCCAAATGATTTACCCGTTTCCGAATAAGTTTGCCATTCATTTTTGATTGAGGCGGAGGTGTCACTTGATGGGGTGGTAATAACTTGGAGTTGGTTACCCGTGAAAGTGAGTTTGTCGGTTTGAGTCTTAATCCCTGTTAGCGGAGTAATTGCATCTTGGTCACGCACCAACAATTCATGGGCGGTGTTGATGTCGGCGTAGTTACCGCTGTTGTCGTCAAATAGCGTTACGTCCATCGTTGCATCGTTTAAATCTGCCATAACTAAATCCTATCATAATCTAAGTGGATGCGGGCGAGTATTACCCACCCGCAACCACGTTAGAGTTGCCTAAGGGGTCACTTCAACACCGTTTATGTAGGCATATAAATCCTGTGCGCTCTTATCGAGATTAGCCATTTCTATTAAGACATTATCATCAGCAAGAACCTCAATGGCATTAGGGAATTCTGCAAACCCAAACCCATTAGCGGTACTGATAAAGAACACTGCCTTTTCTGTTTCTGATGCTGGGGTGCCTGTTTTAACAATCACTTTAGCTTTACCAGAGGCCGAGGCGTGTACGTACTTTAGCAATAATGTCTTACCAGTGGTTACGGGGTAGGTCAAAACATCAACAGGGGTAGCACTTGCTGCGACACCAGCTTCCGTATCGTAAATGTGAATTTGATCACCTTGGGTTGAGTTGACCACGTTTACATTTATCGAGCCATCGCTATTAACATCGAGAGCATCTGCACTAGAATCAACCACCTGAACTATCGCAGTTCCATCGGTAAGGGCCGCCAAACTATCGGCATCATGTACCAATAACTCATCAGCAGTATTAACCTCTGCCACGTTAGCAACAGTTGTACCCACAATCCTTGAACCAACATCACCATCTGACTCTGTTCTTACGGGTAAAGAACTATCAAAATCTGCCATATTGTTTACTCACCCCCTTCCAATTTCAAACTAGACTTATAATTCTCAAACTCCTGTTTAGCTACGACGATTGCCTCGTCAATATCTTTTATGGAGTTTGTGTAGTTGTCTATTCTCTCTTGGAGTTTCAACCTTTCAATCTCAATTTGTTGTCTCCTTACCATCATGGTTGGGACTCGATTCTCCCATTCCATCAAGGCAATTTTCTGGTTAAGCGTCAATTTGTCGGCCATAAAATCCTCCTGTGTATAAAGTTGATGATGTAACATTGTTGGTAACCTTTAACTCAACCACCTGCCCTGCGGTGGCAATGTATATCAAGTAACTCTGGACATTCCTGTCCGTCCAGGCGTTGCGGCCTTGCCATACCTTTGCTCCTCCCACGTATAACTTGAATATCCCGTTGTTGATCCCGTCACCGTATAACCCCGATACATTTAAGACCTTGGCGGTGGGTACGGTGTACGTGGCCAAAACTAGGGTGTTGCCAGCAGCTACGGTTTGCTCTCCATACTGGCTGATGATGTCCGCGTTACTCGCTCCACCCAAGGCATCAACGATCGCCTGCAAAAGACCCGTGTCGTCGGCTACGATGGTTGATTTAACGTTAGTAACGGGGTTGGGTATCTTTTGGGGCGGGAAGTTGTCGACCGAGATGTGGTTGGGCAGATTAACCTCAGGGAAGCGAATGTTGGAGATGGCTGTCACGATCTCATCCGTGCGGTCTTTGGGAGTCGCCCCCACCATCCGTTCGGTCAAAGCCTCCAATATCTCCGTCAAATCCTGGCGCTCGTCGGGAACCGCCTCCAATTGATCCTGCAGTTGGCCAAAGGCCGTCTGCACTGCCCGCTCGGTGTTCTCGGCCACAATGGTGTCCAAGTTGCCGAGCTTATCCTCCCGCTCAACCTTCATTAGATAAGCCTGGATGTTGTTGCGTAAGTTGATGAGCTTCTTGCGGTCGAGCGCCATTTACCGACCTCCCGTTATCTCCATGAGGCTTTGCATGAGCGCCTGTTCCTCAGGGCTTAATGGTGCTTGGTTGCCTGGAGGCGGAGCGCCCATCATCATGGGCGGGGCTTGCGCTCCTGGAGGCATAGGCACGGGCGGCACCATGCCCGTTGGCGCGACTGGTTGCCCCATAACGGGCGCCACTGCTCCTGCGGGGGCACCTGGGGCCGCTGGGGCCGTCGGCGGCTGAGGTGGCTGCATCTGCGCCTCTGGGCGGGCGGGCACTTGGATGCCCTGCCTGATGTAATCCTCATGTTCAGTCATGTGTGCCTCCACGATCGGGTTGCCCCGTGTGCCTAAGACACGCTGGTGGACCGCCAGGTGGATTTGATGGCGATCCTCGGGTAAGGCGCGAATGTCTGAGCGCCCTTCCTCGGCCATCATTTGGTTCTCCTGCACGGCAATCTCCTCGTCAGTTACACCTGGTGTTCCTTGGGCTTCCGTGCCTTGAGCCTTCTTTAACAGATCTTCCTCACGGGTGCGGTCAACAATCCCCGCAATGTCGGCAAACTCAGCGTTCTCGAGGAACGTCTGTTGGTCAATTAAACCTGCCCCAAACCACTCCTTGAGCATCTCTAAGCGGGCGCCCTTGGTGTAGGCCAACCACGAGCCGACCGACACCTTGACCTCGTTCTTGTCGCCGATAACGGCCAGGTCAAAGTTGTCCATACCGATCTTTACCTTGGTGACATTGTTTCTAAAGTTAGTCGCTTTCTCGCCAATAATAGCAAAGTGTTCGGGGTCGCCGCCCTTGCCTAAGACCTTGATGACCTTGGGCACCGAGAAGTTACGGGCGATAACATGCAGGAGCTTTTGGCCCACGTCCACCAGGAAGTCTTCCAGGCCGTCAATCAGATCTTGCTGGTTGACCGCGTCGGCTGCCTTTAACTCGGCAATGCCGATACCGCTTTTAACGCCTGCGGGCACGCGACCCATCGACACCTCGTGGGCACCACCCACGTCCTCGATGTACATGCGCATGTTTTGAATCTGCTGTTGGTAAGAGGCGGGCAAAGGTTGCAAAGGCATGGATGACACCTCAGCGCCTGCGTTCTTCTCTATAATGTCACCGTGTTCGTTGGTGAATATTCTCACCCCCGAGTTCTTGTCAATGACGATGCGTCCGATGGCGTACTTATAGTTGTACTTAAAGATAGAGCTTTCTAAAGCGTTCAGGGCGCGGTTCATGGGGATGACATGCTTGATCCAGCTCTCTCCGTAAATCTCCATCGGGTTGACATCGGCTTGGAACAGGGAGAAGGGGAATTGATCATCCCGCAGTAGTTTGTACTGCAAGGGGTCCTCAACCGAGTCGAGGTAAACCAAGAAGCGCATAACCACCTCGCCAACGCGCAGGTTATCCGTATCCTCGTTATTCTCCTCCAGCTCAGCCTTAATCTCTTCTAGGTTGCGTTCGTTGACATGGATTTTGATCCACGCCTCCTTCAAGATAACACCTGACTCCTCCGACTCCTTGTCAGTGGATTGGTTGAAGCGCAACGCTTGCAAGAGGAATTGTTTGTACTCGGACGCTGCCAAACGGGGGTCACCCTGAATCTCAAAGCGATCGGTTTGCCACTCGTAATCGGGGTTGGCGCGTACCGCGTTTAAAGATGTACGCACCGCCTTAACAACGTACTCGGCATTGGCCAAAGAGTGGGCGTTGGAGTCAATGTAAAAATCGAAGGGGTCTACCAACCACGCGTAAGCATCGCCCGTGCCGTCCTCGCCCCCGTACGGGTCGTAGCCAATTTGCCACGGACCACCAACCGAGTACTCCAAGCCCTGGATGACGGTGTCCTTGAGCAAACGTCGCAAGCCCAGGAAGTCGTAGTAGTTGTCTAATAATTTACCCGAGTAACGGGCGTTCTTGATCGCCTCCTCCGATAAACCGCGCGGGGACACCTCCCACTTGGGTCGAATGGACGTCACCTGGTTCTTAATGGTACGCATCTGCGCGTGGGTAATGTTAATCGGAATGCGCGCCGATGACCGCGTTTGCAGCACGATGGTGCGATTGTTGGGGCTTGTGCGGGAGAATTGGTAACCACGCCTAAACAGGTCGCGGTTCAACCACTCCCAATCGTATCTCTTGCGAGCATCAGAGGCTGATGTAAACAGCTTCTCTGCCTTTTGGCGCTCGCTACGCTTAATCGCCAGCTTGGCCAGCGCCTGCGCATCGGCTTGAGATACCTCCGATGTTGGTTTGGGGATATCAGCCATATGATGGTCGCCTCTAATTAATTACTAACAATATTAACGGGTCGGGTATGGCCATCGACGATGACCTTGTTGATCTTGTTTATCTCCAACGGAGCTTCCTCATCGGCCAACATAAAGTCGGGCTGATCGGGCACAATGTTGGGCTCCTCCTTGACCTCGGTGCCAAGCGCTTTGATGACATGGGCAAGGGCACTGATCTTACCTGCAGGTAGCTCTTTGGCGTTGTCCAAGACATAATCGGTCACCCGATCAACGTTGCTTTTCATAAAGTTTGACTCCCGTGTACTTTGGTTGTAATTTCTGGACTTGGCGTAATTCTCTCATAAGTTGTTTGGCCGTTACAAAGTCACCGTCCTGGTTGGCCTGGTTGATGCGATCGCGCAGATCGCGCTCCTTACGGATAAGCAGGATATCAAACCCCCGCTCCACCAGTTCCTCGTCGGTGATCGGTGGCATGGCCACCAATGTCCTTTGATGGTCGATCAGCTTCTGCATGAGGGTCTTGACCGCCTCGTAGTCCTCTTTGTCTTTAGCGTCTTTGACCTGGGCTAACAAATCCTGCTCTATTTCTATCTTCTCCAACGTGGCCTGGTCTATATCCATAAATACCAATAAACTCCCAACCAGTGGGAGTTCTTCCTTTTAAATTAAGCAATAGTAAGACCGCTCTTGTTATAGCACGCCTAAACACTTGCCGTCAATCAATCCTCATTTTGATCATCGTGCCGTCTGCTACCTGCCTGAAGTACGACCGCTTGGCTGACCCCAATATCTCACCGTTAGTGACTAAACCCTTGGAGATGTGGAGTACCATGGAAACGTCACCGTAGCCCGACACCGCGCAAATCCTGTCCACCTGCATCTGCGCGTCGTAGAGGTGCGGGTAGTGGTCTTTGAGAAATTGCAACAGGTTCTTGTGATCTAAAGTTTGGGTCATTAGAAGTAATCTCCCAGCTCGGTTTCGTCCGAGTTCAGTTGTGATGATAACTCTGATAAGTTATTCTGACTGTTCTCGTCCACCGCTCGGCCCATACGGTACTTCTCCTCCTCATTAAATGAGGATAACTTGTTGGGCATTTGAATTTGACCGATGACCGTGAACATATCCGTGGCCAAGTAACGACCGCAGTCAAACGGGTGCTCATAGTAGCCATCCTTCTCGTAATGCTCGCTTAACGGTTGCCCCTCTCTGGTCTCAGGGAAATGCAAACCACCCCTAAATCCGTCAATCAGGAGTTGTTGGGATGGGTCCACGATCATCCCAGGCTTGCCGTCGGCCCGCATGGCCAGCTTCTGACGGATGATCTCGGCGCCCTGCTTGGTGGGTTGTTTGCGCGAGCGGATGTAAATGCCGACTGACTCCAATATCTGCACCGACGTCTTCTCGCTCTTGTCAGAAATGGCCTCGCCTGCAGGGTCACCCACGTCCACGTACATCGCCCCAGGAAAGTGGGTGATGCAGTGGGTCCGCACCCGTTTACCAAAATCGAGGACGTTCTCGTCCTGGCCCAATATCACCTCTAACCAGCACCATTGATCCTGCTTGTTGAGCTTGGTGATCAAGCAACACGGGCGGTGATAACCATAGTCCCAACCACGGTAAACGATCTCCTTGGGTTCATAGGCACAGTTTTCAATGTTGAACTGCTTAAACTCAGGGAAGAACGTCTTGCCCTCAAAGACCGTGTAATCGATCTCGTATTCCCGCATCCAACCCCGCTCGGGCATGCCCTGCATGGCCATCTTGATCCAAGCCTCCGACGCTTTATCGGGGTCGGCTGAATAGTGGACCGTCACCACGGTAAACTTGTTCCGCGGGTTGCGGCTGACTGGTAAAAGCATGTTACCTTCCGACTTGCTTTAAATAATATACCAACGTCGGACCGTGGAGCTTGATCCCGTGGGCCAACATTGACTTTCTCACCTGGGACACATACTCGGCCTGCACCCGTTTGTGGAGCTCGCCGAAGTAAACCCCGTTGAGCATGAACGTCACCTCGTGATCCCCCGCCCCAACCGTGTAGACCTTCTCGGGCGGGTCTTCGGTGAAGTAAACCTCAAAGTTATCTGCTTTTACTCTTTTTACCTGTCTGGACCCATCCATGTTCGATTCCTCGCAATAGATTAGCCTGCTTTTGGGCTTTGGCTTTGGTCGTCTTCTTGGCATGTACTTGGTTGGGGGTGCTCACTTGGTATCCCCCCTTAACCTTTTTTACTTTGGTAGGCATACGTTCCTCCTCACCCCCTTCCTCAAAATACCCGTACCTGTTATTAGGTAAACCCGTAGCGCAAGCATAACAAAGCCACTTGCCTGACACAAACCACATTGGGGCGTCGAAACAAGCCATGATGGGCAAGTTACATTGGTAACATTTCATAGGAACAGCCAAACGATCTGTGAAATCAACAGCCCTAGCAGTACCCACGGGAGGTAGACTCGCACACTCCCCCTCCGCTAATTGTTACAGCTTGGTGACGGTGCGCTGTTGGAGCTTCTTTTTGCAATTGTTGCACCAAGCGACCACCACCACCTTCTTTTTATCGTCAGTTATCTCGTCCAACGTTAATGTATCAACCTCAAACCCACAATCACAGTAACCGTCGTACTTGTAAATGAGCGCGATCCCCTTCTTTGCCCGCCATTGGGCCGCCGTTGCGGTGCCTGTGGACGGTATTTTACCTAAATCGGGGGGGTCTGTGGCATTTCCACTCGGGGAAGGCGTTGCTTGTTGCCTCAAATTCGGCTTTTCTATGATCGGGTCGGCAATGATAGCCTCCGACTCGGGGGGCAAACCCGCCAACCGCTCTTCTTCGTAAATATCGTCCATCGTGCGGTTGGGGATCAACCCCAAATTGTGCTTTTCTTTGTGGTTTAGATAATCCACGTTGGATTTTAGCTGCTCACCGCACCGCTCGCACATAAACGATCGTTGATGGGTCACAGCTCATCCTCCTCGTCGTTGCGCGGTACCTCCACCAACCAATAGAGGCGGTTAACCAGCTCATCACGCCACTCGTTCTTGGTATCAAACGCCCCATCCTGGGTGTACAACCACTCCAGCACCTCTCGCAGGCGATCCAAACGACCATCACTTTTCATAACGCTTCTCTCCTTTCTTTACCGATTCTAAATATTTGTCTTGGATGTGTGCTTTAAGTTCCATTAAGCGGTCTACTACCTCAACCGATGCGTCCAAGTCGCCCGTGATAATGTCGATCAGCATTTGGTCTATCTTTTGGGAGATGGTGATCCAAATTGGAAGCATAAGTGCATCTTACCCTTTTACACTACCGCTCGCAATTGTTAAAGGCCGTCCGAGCGCACCAGGTAAAAGAAGTTCTTAAAGTTGGGGGTGCTGACCATGGCAACCGAACCTCCCCCGACGACAGTCGGTTTTGCCGCGATCCATGACTCCTCGGCCTTGTCTTGGAAGGCGGCCTCGTCCGAGAAGATGCGTGAGGCGGTGTACTGCCTCAAAACATCCGAACCCTGCGGCGTGCCCTGGATGATACTATTTTGCTTCCCAAACTCCAGCTTTAGATAGGCCGTGGGGCGACGAATGGGAAACTCACTGTGGATAACACTCTTATAAGGTTCAGGGTAATTCTCGTAGATAAACTTCGCCCGATCAACCAGATGATTGGCATCCATCTCCTTTTTACTTTGGAAGAAGATGCGCCGCCCCTCGTGGAACTGGGCGTCCCACAAATGACAGGCGACCATCACCCACGTCACCATCATTTGGCGCGACTTCTCCACCAACAGTAACTGCTCGTGTAGAAAGTGGTACGCCAGCTCTTGCAAGTAACGCTTGTGCATGGGGAGTGGTTTGATCGGCTGCTTCTCGTCGTGCTCGTCCAACGTCCACACCATGTTCTCCAGGTAGTAAAAGAGGTCGGTGCTGGCGCGCTTGACCTCCTCAACCGCGGTCAGGCGCGACAATTCCTCCAGCTCCTCGTTACTCAATCGCTTCACCTTCTTCAACAGCACGTTGGGTGGCAGTCTTGCTAAAGAGGTGAGCGAGTCGTTCGGCAAACTGCTCATGATTGGTCACCAGATTAATTGTTTGGTTGGTTTGATTCAATTCCACCACAGACCCCGAGAACTCCTTACCGTGCTTCTTCTCCAACCACCC